AAAACCAAAAAATGATATCTTAGTTTCTTCCGTCCTTCCGACTTGGCTTATTGAGGGAGTTTTCTTTGGAAGGTGTTGAGATTCCAAATCTCTATGCAGATGTATTAGTCTGTCCACGCATCGTTTTTTTCTAGTGATAAAACATGTTCAGATCTAATTCCTTTCGTTTGGACTCACAAAACGTTCTTGACACTTTAATACATTTTGACTGTGTATTATTCTGGATTTAGGATACCCAGGTGTTTTCTCGGCATTCCCCTCTCTCAATATCAAATCCACGCAATAATCCTGTATAGACGATAGGTTTCCCCAAGATAAAATATTGTAATATATCTGTGTTTTCCAAAAATGATTCATAACTTAAACTAGAATCACGTTTTCTTAATGTTTCAGCTAAGCTTTCCGAATCCACTTGATCGACTAAAGTACCAAAGATTAGTGTTAAATAACGAATTACAAATCCGACTGAGCTCATTTTGTGATTAATCATCACTAATTTCTTAACATCTCCATGTCCACAGACACTCCAGATTGTTCTCCATCCTTTCGTCTTTGCGCTCTTTACACAGTCCCAGGTGAAAGGGAATCCCTGTTCTATGATGGTCTGGGCCCTATCATTATAGATCTGTCTGCGGAGAGCCCATCCCATCCATTTAAAAAATCCGCAAAGGAAGGCCCCAATATTGATGATTTTTTGATCTGAGGGGGGATCCTTCCTCGCACTATACACATGGGTGACATCAATAAGATCGTTCAGAACGCTTAACAGTACAAATAGAGGCCAATCTATCATGTATGGCACTTTATTCATTTTGATCACCTCCATGATAGTGTTTGCCACACCGGCTCGAACTCCAATACTATGGAGGTAGGAAACAAACTCTAAGTGTGGGTCACTCAAAATCTGTGTAGGAACTCCGGTTAAGACCGCTGCCACGTTTATTTGTAAGGCCCGTTCGAATTCTTTCTTCCGGGTACTCTGAGACGGGAATTCATTTATCATTGCTGCGACTCCCAGCATATCTGGATAGCACGGAGGGGGGGTCCTAGTCACTTTGGGCCTTCCAAACACACAGTAAACTTCTGAGGAATGAGAGGATGTAAGACTCGTGGTGAAGATCTTACACACCATATATCTGTCAACAAGTCTATGCACAATAGATGTATCTGAAGAGAATAATAAGCTTAAATAAGTCTTAAAAATCAAGCACCCAGTTTCTCCTAAAATTAAGTGGGCATTTGTCTCGACCATGTCCATAATGCGCCGGTGTGTTTCGGGCTTTTGTACCTCCATATCCAATATTATAAGATCTATATTGAGTTTATGCTTCTTGATCACATCGGAAAAATAATCCCAGGTCGGTTGTTCTGCCAGATCATTGGGATGTTGCCATGCATCATCATAATTAATGCAGTTCCTTCTAATACCTGGGATACAGCTAATAGCGGCAGGGGGGGACGGTTCAGATCCTCTCAGAGAACTCTGTGTGAGATCCAACAGACTATTAAAGATTACTTTACAATGAGGATAAGTCCTGAGGACCATTGCACTTATCCCCCCTGATCCATCTCCCCCACAGATGGCCCCTCTGGGTCGAATGCTTAACTTATATAGGATTCCTCTAACTTTGTAATGAGATCCTGTAGCTGCCTGAAACAATCTTAGGCCTGAAATTAAAGGATCTTGGATTCTAGGGACACTTACTGTGTAAACACTTCGCTGAACTTCAACTGTGGGGTATACATTAACTTCTGAAACGGAGCATTTGAATTCTGGACCCCAATTCAAGAAAAGGTCAGATGAAGCAAAGTCGCATGTGGCCGGCTGGGTGATATACTTTGCTGCATGTCTAACTTCGCTCGGAGTACTATGTATATTTACATCGACATGAGTAAGTAAGCGGGTTACTTCGGGGTCATCATTAACCTTACCACGTAAATGTTGGACCAACTGTTTGATACTCCTGATGGTGTCCCGCTCTGCATTGGAGAACTGGTGCTGAGCTATTAAGGGTAACAGTTTCTGAGATAAGACCAGGAGTCCAATAACCAGAGTGTGGTTGACGTCAGCAAATATCCATATACTCTTATCCAAGATAGGTCTGATAGTAGTCAGTTTGAACTGGCCTGTATATACCTGTAACTTGTATCTAAGATAATTTCTACCCAGGGCTCCTAAATCCGAATTACTCGTTGGGTAGGAAGGAGGTATCTTCCTAGGGATCGTCGCAAATAATTCCTCAAATCTTTCGTGTCTCCATAATGCTATGATACAATCATCTTCCGATAACTTGAAGATAATTTGCAAGCACTTTCCGATAAATGCTGGGATATATCCATTGTATGCCCGTGTTCGATCTCGAAATACTATTGATAAAGCTACATCTCTCATGATACCGTCAACCAGGCCTTCCATATACGGTTCGGGATGCACTTTTTTCTGGAGGGTCAAGGGAAATAGGGATTTTGACTCAATATAATTCAGTTTATTTATAGTTTTTTCTGCGAATAAGAACCCTTCAATCCGCCCAATATTGTAAGACTTGGATGTATCTGTTATTGTTTCCCAACTTTTGGGTTCAATATGATATTGGGGGATCTTCTGGGACCATTCTGTTCCTTCTGGTTTCCACTTTCTCATAATAGAACTTAGGTCAGGGGGGCTGAACACATCTATGGTCTCGAGCTTAGGCTCTTCGATCTCCCGAAGACATTCAGGGCAAGATATATGGCCATGATACCATCCTTGAAGCGGATTATTATCATGCAATTCCCCCGCGAGACATTGAGTGTATATAATCAAAGCTTGGAACATGAAATCATAATTTCTCTCGCCTAAGTCAATCATTGTGTTGGTTGTAATACTCATCCATGTAGATTTGACAGGGCATTGTGCCGAATATCCTCCGTTTGATTGCCGAACGCATATATACCGATGGAGTCCCGATCCTGTTCTGAAGAACCCGGACCCTACTATATCCCATTTCTCACCAGTAAGAGACTCGAGATTAGCCAAGATTGCACTTGCTAGATTTGAGTCGTTGTCGACAAACCAACCTATGACCTTTCTCAAGTCCGCAGCCTTTTTGATAACGGGTAAATCGGTCTCTTTCTCCCAGGGTCTGAGTATACTCGTTGATTCTGATGTCGAGGACCCCAGATAGGCCGTGAACGGTCCCCTTGAATCCCAGTATCTTATTAATCCTTTGGGTAGCATCACCGAGACAAACATGTTTGACCCGCTTCCACTACTGCACGCTTTACAAAAAGGGACTCGATTAAATAGAGGTCCTATCATTTCTGCTGGATGGGGTATTGTAGCACCGATCACTTTTCTCCCCCACGACAATTTGCGCAACTTGTCTGCATGAGAACTAGAACATCGCCATAACTCTTGGTTCCGTGTAGCTAATTGCTCATGTTTGCCTAGACTTGTAATTGATATTATCTCACTTCGGACAATTGCTCGGTCTATGACATCTCCAAGACTTTTTGTGAAAGCATTCCTGATGGTTTTGGAATTTTCAAACAATCCTACGATGGAGTTGGCCACACCAAAGAAGGAAGCAGATTTAAATTGAGAGATAAATCTCGGAAACAGAGGGTTGATGCTGTGCAAATAACAGTTTAGAGTTTGCTCTGCCTCATTTAGGTATTGAGCAGCTACAGCAACTAGTTCGTTATTGATCGACGTTCTATTGGCAATGATGTGTTGTCTAATGGCGTTCCTTAATGTGGTTTTCACGCTTAACCCTGCATTGATATTCAGTGCTAGGGGGTCTTCCAGCAGTTTGGAGAAGTTGATTAAGGTTGCCTCTTCTAATGTCGGGTTTCCAAACTGGATAAACAAGGCCTTTAATTTCAAATTATCGGTGTGATTGGAGATGATCCTGAAAAATGTCAGGCTCTCAGTGACAGGATCAGGGAAATTTCTGATTAAAAATCTGGTTAGGCTAACTCCTCCGACGCCCCCGAAACTTGGATCTAAATATAGAGAGGCTATTTTGTAAGATTGAGACTTTGTCATCTCTGGCCTCTTGAATAATGTGGACATAACACATTGAGTAGCCGGGTTAAAAAACTCATTCATTACCCTTCCGAAATTGCCGAGCAAATTGTAATGATATATAGGATTAACGGGTGATTCTGAGAAGTGGGACACAGTTAGTGCGTTACTCGATATAGTGGACATAATATTTCCGAAAGTCGGCAGCTGATCGTTTGTTATACATAATACACGTGACCATCTTTTACCTTCTAAGCAGCGGAAGTTGCCTCTAAACACAGGAAGTTTTCCATAGGTCATATAATCTGCACTCTGCATTGTTTCGTCCCTATTTATGATGAGGCCTAACTTATTGGTGCCCTGTTCCACACGGAGAAGTATCTGATTGTTATTGCGCACGATGTTCGCGATTTGAGCCTCCCGATAATTCTGGCTTGCAGACGGATTGAGCTTGTATTGTGTGCAGATAACTTGATTATCCCCCTGAGCTAGACATTTTACACTAGTATTACTTATCTGACTCTCTAATAAGATAATCAGAAGGCTCAGAAGACTCCACCCCTTCTGTCTCAATCCTTCTAGGCCCCCAGGTTGACCATTCCAACAGAACCGATCCGGCCCTTTGTTGACTAGGTTCCCGTCGATGATGGCCAGGCCGTCACCTCTGTCCGCATAATAAATCCATGATTTCTCGAAAAACTCATGAGTGCGGGTGAATAAATTTGGGTAACCAATAAATTGGCCCATCACCCGAAAGACCGGGTCTGTCGCTTCAGCTCTCTGATGATTGTTCCATTTTTCAAAGTCAAGATGGTTAGCTATTGTGATATTGTCATCATTGTCTCCGCCCTGACCATTTGAGCTATCCATCATTTTGCGTACAAGCATTGTTAGGTCGTCTGCCATTGTTAGGCCCTTGAAGAAAGGTAAAAAGAATGTTTTGATTAGGTATTCCGTTACTACGAAATATTCTCTCAACTCCCAGGACATCAGGGCGTAAAATCGTCCATATTTTTTGATCTCCCTTTCTTTTGCCTTCAGTCCTATAATCAGAGAATCGTCATCCAACCCTTGATCGTTTACCCTCTGTAAGAATTCAGGCCAGCAGGTCGATGGGGAGTTTATAAACGTTTTCAACACCTTGTGACTAGGGATTCTCGTCACATTTGATCTCCTGAATAATTCTATCAACTCAGACCGGGTTAATGAATGGCTCTTGTCTGAGTAAATATTAGACGGGTCAATGATATCGGGGATTTTGAAACACGGTTTAATCGGGACCAAATGCCATGTCTTACCTGCTCGATCCAGTTCTCCCGAATCAGGAAGTCTTGCATCCACAAAAGGATTATACAAAGGATGGTCTTTAGACATTTGATCTAAATAAACAGACCAACTTGAGGTTTCTTTGAATTTGCTCATGAGTATTGTCTTCGACATTTCACTTGCCAGCCCATTTGCATATTCCACGTTGATTTCTTTCTTCATAGTCACCTGTGTATATAATCGATTCAACCCTTCTTTATAATTGATGAAAGGGTGGCCCCAATGTCTGAAAGACCCAAACACAGTGAGTACATCCTCCACATGGTTCAGCCCACGCAACTTCTGAAGTAAATGCTTTGATTGAGGGATCGTCTCACATAATTTATTTATGGAAGTCTCTATGTGTCTTCGAAAATTCGGAAATTCAGGAATGGAAGGTCGAAAGGCTCGTGCTAGGGCTGATAATTGCAGATTGCATATCGGTTCAACCATCTTAATAAGATCATAAGCAGACTCCCCATGCTCTTCTAAAACCTTATCCAGACTCTTATATACAGAGATTAGGTTTTTGGCCGAATGTGGAGTATAATGGGTATCATATCTATTCTCTATAGCCAATAAGGTATGAAATCTAGCTGCAACTGTGTCTTTCACCATTAATACCATATTTCTATCCATTAGCATGTTATGCTTGGCCAGATAAACCATACCCTCCATTATCCAGACCTCACCGATATTGTTCAGTTTGATAACGAAGCAAGTATTTGTCCTGATTTGGAATCTGATCAAAATCATGACCTTCACTGCAAAGTTGTCAAGAGCATTGGAAGAGGAGATATTCAAGGCCAGAGTTATTAAGTGAAACTCCCAGAAGAGGCGACCATAAGAGATCCTGTGTCCTATAGACTCCGAATCGTTAGTCACCTGGTGCGGGGTTGGGATTTTGCCTAGGAGATGATCAAAGAATGTATCGGGGACAATGGTTGTTATTTTCGCATCTTGTATTGTTTTTCTCCAGACTCTATCAAATCCATTTTTGTCCATAGGTTGATCAATAATACTCCCAAACCAATGGAAAAATTTATCTGCTCCAAGAGGTTTGAACCTGTGAGCTCCTAAGTAGATGATGAATTTTCTCCTGATGGTCCAGATGTAATGAACCCAGCGGATCGGAGGGTGGCTGCAACTCCAGTATTTTATAAAGTCATCTATTTCGTCGCGGATTAAAGGGGAGTCCAAAGAATAATCCTTATTCGATAAATTGGTCGATATTTTGGATGCTTTAGTAGGTATTATATCATCTTCGCAGAAGTCATATGATTCTGTAAAGTGGTCTGGGTCAATATCACACCCTATTGGATCCTCATAGTCGTTCTCCATTGTGTTTTTAAGTCTAAATCAGTTGGTTGAATGGGTTATTCACAAAGTACCGTACTATACAGTATATATAGGGGGTAATGTGGTCACCACAATATGTACCTAGGTTGAGTCAATGTAATGTCTCCGGGAGGAGATGTTTACCGATTCAAGTCTAGATCTGATGATTATGATTATGATTATGGATTATTGATATTTCGATATTATTTTTAAACAAAGCCGGGCCAAAGAATCGAGATGATGCAATGGTATTAGACTAATAGTGTATAATTGAGGGGATTTTGAGGGCTCCTCTTGTTACAAGAATAAGATTCAAGATGTAGAGATGCTGTCCTTCGGTCTCTAGAGAAATGTAAGGCGATTGAATAATGGTTGTCAATAACTTGGAATTTTGTTGGTTTTTTTCATGTTGAGTCCCTGAGGGGGATCCCAACACATCTGCTATTGTTGGATAAAAGATTGAAGGGTGTAAAGAGCCCAGTGCCCAAGTTGCTTAAACGCCACATTGAGAAGGGAGAGTCAGAGCTATGGGACGGCTGATTTAAGGCAACCGATAACGGTGGATGTTTTACTCTACCTAATGATGTGTGGTTGTTTGGATATAATAGATCGTCGTTGACTGGAAGGCTTGACCCTCCGAGAAGTGGTCAAGAGTTGGTGTGAGTTTTCGAGCGGTTTGAGAAATGAGATTCTATGTTACAGGCTTAAAACACTAATAATATATTGACAAATGAGAACATACATAAAAAGGCAACATGTTATTTACAAATAATGACATTCGTTACTATCTAAGATTAATTACATATAAAGAACAAGACAAAGACATATACTTATATAGATAATGTTATTGCAACTTAATCCTAATACATAAAATATGGTTAATTGGGTCTAACATAAAGATACAAATAACATATATGATTAATTGATAATAGAGGATATCTTGCGATTATTGCACAGGGTGTACAACGAGAGGAAGCTACTAAGGATTGTATAATGATATATGAAATACACACACATGTGCGTATTTGTTAATTGAGCAAACGGGTTAGACATAAGGGTCACGAGGGTGGTTTTCAATGGAAGTTGGGGACTCTCATCAACGCTCTATTAGTAGATATAGGGACCTGTTGAAGAGGAATATTTAACCCACGCTCGTTATCAGTTTGATAATGGTTCGACTCATGCCTACGTCCTTCTCTCTTAGTTCTATCAGTTATCACAGATGTAATCTTACAACAACAAAGACAGAACAACTTGGGGACATAATATATCCACCCGAAGAGACATAGGAATGTTATCTTAAAAAACTCCCATACCCCGGGATAAGCGACAAAGATGTAAATAACCCCGCCAATTATCATGAGGAGGCCCCAAATGTAAAGATACATCTGCCAAGTATGCCATGAGCCTTTGACATAACCTATTATCCCCGGTTTATCAGACGGGATGATGCTGTTATTCGGATGTTCATGCCAATCTATGTCGTCGGGTAGAGAGTCGATGATGGGTTTCAACTCGTGATGACTAACATTGTGATATCCAGTCTCTTGTGTCAACTCTGAGTGGATGAATTCGCGGAACATATTATCAAATGGTATTTCCAATGTCCCGGATATGTTGAGTATACCATTTGGACCTATTAGAGTCCCTGGTACTGGAGAATCTGACCAGTCTCTATAAATATATCCACCTGCGACGTGACTTTTAGTTCCTCCGTGACCTAATACTATTTTCTTATTTTTGTCGACTAAAGCCCCGATGACGTAATTCACTAAACAGGAAGTTAGGGTGCCTTCATACCATTTATACGCTAGCCCATGTCCTGGATATGACTGACTGAGATAGGATATGTCAACCTGTGACACCGGATCTCGGTTTCTCAACTTAGAGATGGTCTCGTGACACTTCATCAGGAAAATTTGAGCCATGCCTAAACTGGAACTAAAATGCCCTTCTTCGAAAGGATCCTGTAATTTCACAATGGTCTCCTCTGCACATATAGGTAAACTATTTATCATGAGGATAAATTGGCCTTCAATGTAAGTTGCCTTTCCTATGAAGAATAGTTCTCCGTCCGGGAAACGGACCCCCTCTTTATCACAAAATGTCATCCGACATGCATCAGTAAATGATTTCTCTCGAGTGATGTCTGTCCATATCTTACCATGCTCCTTGAAGTTGACAGCAGAGTGGTCGGATGTATTCGGGATATATACTATACTGTTAATACTCTGTTCATGCTTACATGCCTCCGGTTTGTCGGACATGGCAGGTATCCATGCTTTGGACTTTGAGTTTGTTATAGTTCCTGGACCAAAATATGAACCTCCCGGAAATATCGGATCTACATACTTTCCTCTGTAAGGGTCATATATGACGGGGTGCGGTTCCACAACTACCCGTTCGATGGTCGATGTTTCAGTCTTGGTCCATGTGCATTGCTTTATCGGATGTTCTAAGAATTCAGGATCCGATCCCGACGCTCGAGCATTTACCTTGGCTAGACACTCCGATAGTTTTATATCTTGCAGATGAGTAGTGTGAGTTACTTCTTCGACGGCTGCCCAATTCGAGTCACATATAGTTGTTAGCTTGTATTTAGTGCAGAGGTGGCCTGGAATTGTTCCACTTTCCTGGTAATACGGTCTGGACACTGGAACTTTGAATGTTTTCGGATTGTCAAGCCCTGGGAATGTTTGACTTCCTATCGGGCATCTCAGGGTTTTGTGGTCGACAGGTGCCCATTTGCATTCATCATACACGGGGAATACTAAAAAGATGTTGGAACTCTTTTTTTGATCCCGCATATCTTTGACATGGTGTTTTAATGGGATATATCCACCGGGGTTGAGTTCAGGACTTCCGAGCGAGAGCACAAGGATCAATGACAAAACCAGAAACCAGGGGCATCGAGGGAGCGGATTAAATGAAATATGTCTGGGATTCATGGTTGCGAGCGTAGGAATTGTTTCAGAGCGTTGGTGCTGGAGACAGTTTGGGAAAGGAGGGGATTAGTTAAGATTAAGAAGACATACAGAGCGTATAGGATTATAATGGTGAATAGTGTAATGATTTTTGATCGGTCTGGTAAATGGGTTGTGAAGGTCAGGGGAGATAATTACGTGTGTATATGAGGATTTTTGTTGATTTTTTTAGTTTTTTTCTAGTTATGATACGAAAGCGAATAAATCTAACACAAGGGGTGTGAATGAGCAGAAACATAATTTAACAGCCAGAGTCGGAGTGAAGAATAAATATATATATATATATGTGAATGAAGATAGAATTATCAAACAATGCATTTGGAAGTATAATTTTTAAGCATCTTTTCAATTTTATGATTGGATGTTGGATGTGGGGAGATATAGCGGTTATGCTATAATGTTCTCAAGTGTTAATGATTAAGGAAAGGAGATATAAATCTGAAGCACGTCTTGTGCGAATAGTCATTTCAAGGGTACTTCATTTCGATGAATAATGCATTTCTTCTTCAATCCATATGTCAGGACCCGAAGTATATTCCCACTTAACTCCGTAAGAAGAGAATAAAGTTAAGAAGTCTTGCTCTGATATCTGAAAATCTGAGCTGGAAGTACCTGGAGTCACCGGGGCATATGAGGATAAAGAAATTAAATGGACAAGAGACATCCCTGATCTGGTCATCTTGGTAAATGAAATCGAGAAGTCAATCTTCGCAATTATCCTCCCGGATGTTGTTGTTTTTGACAAGGTCCATTCTAAAGGGTCTTTGAGAGGGTAAGCTCCTTTCCTGTCCACAGTGAATCTCCCTCCGATACTGGCCTGATAATGTACATCAGTGCCAATCTTTTTGTGCTCGGTGAGATGATAACCAGTCGCTAAGAAACAATACTGAATCACTCTTTTAAAACCAATCGGTCCGTAATACTCATCAATAATAACCCCTAGGATATCTTCCAAGACATCGACACTAGATATTTTCCCGGACGTTACTAAAGACATAGAAATCTCAATCTTCCAATTCTCCTTTAACAAGGATGGCATGCTTAACAAACTTTGATGGTAAGGGGGTGGATTTTCTGGATAATCACCCGATTCGGCTGGATCTTCACCGGGGGATGAATCCTTCTTCGGCTTTAAGAACTTGGGCAGAGACTGCAACATTCTACTTCTTTTGATTTTGAGGGTGGTTTGAAAGTGGATTTTTGTTAGTTTTTTTCTTGTCAATAACCTCTAAGGTTGTGTCGCTTCTGGTGCAATCTATTTTCAAGCTTGTACTTGACCTGCTCCTCAACTCTGTAGTTGTATTTGACCTGTGTGCCCTCTGTGAAGTATCTCATAGCATCGAGGGCATAATCACTGTTGTATAGTGTCTCTAGATTGTCAGCATAACACCTCAACATATCCCGCAAAGAAGGATACTCTACACAGTGGGTGAAGTCCGGGTTCTCGGTTTTTTTGATATAGACTAACATGATAATGTAATTTTGAATCCATAGACTTTCATAGAGGTTTAGTCTATTTATTAACATTCCTAACTGTCTGTTGATAATTCTATGTCGCTGATGATGTGCCGGGGAAGCATGCCTTTTCCTGCGATTGTAATCATTTTTGGAGTAAGCTAACTCAGTTTCCTGTTCCTGTTGAAGCCCTCGAATTAGATAGTCCTTGTGGAGAATCCTGTGGTGAGGGAACATGGGCTCTATATCATTTAAATATGAAGCAGTGTCAATATCGTCCACCTCTTTTCCAACAGTGTTGAAGGTATCTGTTTCTATCGAAATATTGGACGTCACAATTGTGTATACAGGGGTCTCTGGTGGCTTTCCATCCTTTGATCGCTCTGTTGTTGATATAGAGCAATATCCCCTTCTACATCGATCAGAAGGGACTGACCCATCGAGAACTGTGCTGTTTCGTTTGGAATTAATCTGTCTCAATATGGCTGCAGATTGGGAATTTAATTCTGAGACCGGAATGTGTGTTGTAACACCCGCCATCGGCCCCATATGCAAACATATCTGGTTGTAGGTATCAATGACCTGCCCTCCTTTCATCACTTTTATTTTCATTTCCTGCGTTATATTATATCGATCCAAGTTCGGGATATAGTATGTAGTCACTGCTCGGGCTACGTGATCCGGATTCAGGGATGTGGTGTTTTGTAAATCACATCGACATATAAGCTCAAAAGAGCTACATATGGACCCTTGAGCGATCCATATGATAAGCATCCAGATACTTTTTTTCATGTTGATTGTTGTTAATAGTTTTTGGGGCAGGCCACATGAATCGTTTATTACCGCAGAGGGGCAAAGTCTAATACATCATTGTATCTATACCACTTCGATTGCTCCATAAGCATTCGGCGCACCAAGTTGTAATCATTTTTCGGGAATCCTTGGTATTTACAATAAAATTCCTGGAATTTTTCTGGTGAAAAATCCGGGTTACCATTATCGATCTTATAAACTTTGGGATTCTTTTGGTCCAAGTACTTGACGCAGTAATTTTTCTCTAGCAAAGCTGATCTTCGATCTATTGGAATAGATGGTTGATCGACTATACACGGTTTCGGTTGATCAGTAGATTCAATGGCCTTCTGCACATGTTCTCGATGCCCCGGGAGGATGTTTTCCAATATAGGAGTAACGGGATTAGTCATCCTAGGATATACACACAACATGAAAGATTCTCCATGTCCTTCTGTAGTCACAGACTCATAAGTTAGTAACTTATTGACTGCCTCTACAGTGTCCCGTATAATTTTCTCTGCGTGTTGATAAGCAGGAGGACGATAAAATACAGTCACACGTTTAGGATTGATCGGCAAGGGTACTTCTCCATCCTTATAGTCTGACTCTCCGTCACTGTCGGGGTCGATAATATTTCGGGCCCCTTGAGAGGTGGATGCTCCGCCTGAAGCTATGATATCGCCCAAGTCCTCCCCCCCGTCAGATCTGTCATCATCAGACGGAAGCTCACTCTTGTCCCCCATCCCTGGAATCTCCAGTGATGCCGGCTGGAGGTTAACATCCCCCTGAAGGTTGTCTCCTAAGCCTGGATTGTCGGCGATGGCCTGCTTAGTGAGTGCTACTAGGGTGTCGTAGTTGGTGTCAGCTTTGTCCTTTTTCCTTTCTTGCTTCTTCCCCATGGTTGATTGCTTTAAAGATTTTCGATGGTGATTTTTGTTACTTTTTTTCATGTTCCGAGTCGTAGTCCGGGGATAGTCCTGAGGGTCGTTACGAATGAAGGGCTTTGGTTTTCGATTATTAATATTAATGTTAAGAGCGATCGGATGCCGGGGTTATCTGATAGGTAGATAAATAATGACCTATAGTGTTCTCGCGAAGGTCTCGTCCCAGGTTGTTTCTCATCGCTGCGAATTGGAGTATATCATTCGGGGTGAAGTCAAAGTTACGGTCTTTCAAATATGCGTACCAGGTCCGTGGATTAGCATCTCGGGGACGGGCGGTATCCGGAGCAAAATCATCTTCATCCACAGGGTCATCTTGATTAGGTATTGTCTCGCTGTAATCTATGATCTCCCGAGAGAAGTCGGAGCTAGTATGGTGAATGAGGGCTACCCAGATCGCCAATCGAGTAGTTTTGTCGGGGTCAGAATCTAGATTATGGATAGCGTTATTTGACCTCTTACTTCCTATTAGGGCGGCGACAGAATGCAAAAAGAAATACAAAGTCTGGTTGACGGTTGCAGAGTATGCAGATTTATCAGTCAACCCTAAGTCGATTTGATAAGGAAAATAGGAATCCTGAATGCTTAACTCCTCATGACCAGTGAACAAATTCATAAACTCTTTACCGAGCTGCGGTGTGAAGCACCAATATCCCACTTCTGCACAGATTTCTCGGCCCATGGTTTTAGCAACTTGTTGTATGGAAGTTAAACCTGCGCAGTCTCTAAAACGGGAAGACACCGTGGCGACGCGCATACTGGCCAGACTATGGTTTTTAAATTTGAACATGAACATGTCAAAGGATGCAACGAGTTTTAAGAAGTTAGAATTGGACATCCAACCTTTGTACGATGTTTGAATGTTGTCTAGATAAGTATCCTGTACAATCGTGTCCTTCCTGAATCCTTTCAACATATCTTTGATACGATTGGATACGATAGTTATATGGCTCTGATGGACCAGCCTTTGTATGCGATATATAGCCAGTATATATAACACCATAGCTGGTAGATCTCCATCCGCAAGAATCTCTTGGGATAGAGTGCTGAAATCAGATTCCTGTCCATCAATGACCGTGCATATAGACATAGGGGTGGCGACTTGTCCACGGGCACATATTGTAATTCCATATGATTTCCAATCATCTGTCAACGGATCAGATTTGATTTGTTCGTTGAAGTATTTTGAGAGGAAAACTAATGCCATATCTCCCTGGAGTTTAAATGTTGCGATAGCCTTTTTGACCATCGGAGCCAAGGCGTTAAGCTCCAAACTGCATTTTGGAATAATGACTTCCGGCTTCTTATTAGGGTGATCCTCAAACCAAGATCTTGGTTTGGTAGGAGGGGTCTCAGTTGCGATCTGATTCGGGGCACCAAACGCCTGGCCACTTTTAGCTCCCTTGAGGAGTATCCCATTTAATAGCGTGTTATTTACGGTTGATTTATCTTCAGCACGCAGTTGTGCAATGTTAGCAGCAGTGACTTGAGTCTGAGTCATTGTCAAGCGAAATTCCGATTTTTAATTGGATTTTTGTTGATTTTTTTCTAGAGCGATCAGAGAAACACAGAAAGTTCTTATTAT